CAGGAACATTGACCGAGAGTGCTTTCTGGGCTATGATACGCAGTGCTTTGAGAGATAAATCAAGGTGGTGGAAACCTATTGCTGAATGTAGGATGAAAGCAAGGAGAAAGTATGTAGGGCCCAATAAACGTCAGACTTATGAATATCAATGCGCTCATTGTAAGAAATGGTTTCCTATGAAAGATGTAAATGTAGATCATATTATTCCCGTAGGTACTCTTACTTGTGCTGAAGATCTTCCTGGATTTGTGGAAAGATTGTTTGTGGAAGTAGATGGATTGCAAGTACTCTGTTCTCAGTGTCATGATATAAAGACGCAAAATGAAAAAAAGAATGAAAGACCTTCCCTTGAGGGAAAGACAAAAAAGAATAAGGAATAGGAGGAGCTATGTTACTTTTAAAGAGCTTGCTTTAGAATTGGAATTGAAGCCTGTAGCTGAATGTCTTAAAGCAATTTATAAATTTATAAATGAAAGGGGAGCATTCGGTAGTGCTACAAATGCAAGGTGGGCTAAAGAGTCTCTTGATCTGTTGATATATGATATGGAGACAGAGGAATATAAGAAAAGTATAATTAAAGAACCGACAAAATTTAAAATGACAATATGATACAGGGAAATAATAAGAATCTAAGTGAGAAAGCTTATAGAGAGATGACAATAGATTCATCAAGTTCGTTAAAGGATTTCTCTCTTGATAGGAAGAAGTATTACAGGAAATATGGGTAGAACAGTAGAATTATATTAAATTTGTAGTAAAAATTACTACAAATATGTTTAGCCATAAAGAATTAATTAATAAAATAGGTGTTTATAAAATTACTAATATAATAAATAATAAAGTATATGTAGGAAGTACTTGTAATAGTCTATATAAAAGACTGCATTTACATCTAATGTCTTTAAGAAACAATAAACACTTTAGTAAACATTTACAAAGAGCCTGGAATAAATATGGAGAAGAGAATTTTAAATTTGAAATAATAGAAATTTGTTCTACAAAAGAAGAAACCCTACAGAAAGAAGAATTTTATATTAATAGTTTACAAAGTTTTATTGAAAATAAGGGTTATAATATTTATCAATTTGCACATACAACTAAAGGTAATAAGTGGTCAAAAGAGGTAAAAGATAGACGCAAGGGTTTTGGTAAAGGTAAAACATTATCTTTAGATACTAGAAAAAAACAATCAATAGCAGCAAAAGGGAGAATAGTTAAAGAGTCTACCAGAATTAAGCTTAGAAACTTATATATTAACCCTATTGTAATGATGGATCTTGATGGAACTTATATTAGAGAATTTAGAAATTGTAAAGAAGCTTCTTTATATTTTAATTTAATTCCATCAGGATATGTGTGTAGTGTTCTTTCTGGAAAACGAAAAACTTGTAAAGGTTATAGATTAATTTTAAAAAAAGATTATGATCCTAATAATATAGAAAGAATAGTTAGTGGTTGTACTAGAGAAATTAGTCAATATGATTTACAAGGAAATTTTATAAAACACTTTCTTAGTTTTAAAGAAGCAGAGTTAGAATTAGGTATAAAAGGAGCTAATTCTAATATTTCTGCTTGTTGTAAAAATAAAAGAAAGAATGCATATGGTTATATTTGGAAATATAAAGATTAAAATTATGATTGATGGTAATTTAAAGTTTAAAAATGAAAAAGAATATAGAGAAATTCCTGTGGATTCGTCTAGTTCTTTAAAAGATTTTTCAATAGATAGGAAGCGGTATTTTAAAAAACATGTTTTGCATGAGGAAGTAGAAGAAAAGGATACACAGTCTATTCTTATGGGTAAATTAGTGGAAACGTTGTTATGGGAAGCAGAGAAGTTTGATGAGAAGTTCTATATGTCAGCATGTGTTTCTGCTCCTACAGCGTTAATGTTAGCCTTTGTAGAAGCGTTGTATGACGCAACAAAGGAAGCTACTGATGAGAGTGGGAAAGTAACAAAGGACTTTGCAGAGCTCTCAAGAGAAGCATACGAGAAGAGTGGGTTCAAAATTAAATACGAGGCTGTTATTGCTAAATTCATAGGAAGTGACGCAGAGATATATTACAATGAGATAAGAACAGTAAGATCTCAGGGATTAATAGTGGCTACACCTAATGATGTTGCTAATGCTGAAAGGATTGTTGAAGAATTAAAGAACAATCAGTTTACAAGGGATATTATTGGTCTTGTAGACAGCAAGCGTTATACAGTGAGGACACAATTACAGGTGGAAGGATTCAAGATAGATAATCATCTGATGAAGGCTATGATGGACTTGGTAATAGTGGATCATGTAGAACAAACCGTGCAGATTTATGATTTAAAATGTGTATGGGCTGTTGAGAATTTCCTTGAAGAGTATTATCTTTACAGGAGAGCTTATCTGCAAGCTTTCGTATATTATGGAGCTGGAATGCATATTGTTAAGACTAATGAGGAATATGAAGGATATAAGGTGCTTCCTCCGCAGTTTATTGTTTGTGACAGTACAAACTATTACAATCCCCTCATCTATACCCTTACAGAGAATGATTTGAATGATGCCTATGAAGGATTTGAATATAAAGGAAGACAATATCCTGGAGTGAAATCCATCATTATTGATTTGAAATGGGCTTTGGAAATGAACATCTGGAATATCAGCAGAGAGAACTATGAATCAAACGGTGTTGTTAAATTAAGGAAATGATATGGTGGAAACGGTGAAAGAAATACGTAAAACTATTACAACAATATTCATGGTGCCTACCTTACACGTGAATAAAGAGGATATTAAGAATAATGGATTCCTTAATGGCTATTCAAAAGATGCCATGAGGGATGTACAATATGACGATGCTATTTATTTGTTGTTTAAACCTCAGGACTTAGACAGGTTCAGGGAGTTTCTTGATAGTGAATATGAGAGGACAAAACAGGTGATAGATGATTATGACTATCCTAATGGGTTTGTTGTTGTTGTTTATAAGCTGGATAGTAAATATGCTGTAGATTTTCAACTTGTAAGACAGGGTAAGTATTCCAAGACCTCTCAGGAGTTTCAGAATGAATTCCCTAAAGTGGTAAAGATAATCAAGAATGGATTGCATAAGGATGAAATATCATTGCAATATAGGGTATTCCGAAGAACAGAGGATTTGATTAAGTTTTGGGAAGATAGGCTTGCTGTACGATTTAGTGATGATCAAGAGATATGGCATGGATTCATAGAAGAGAATGAAACTTTAACAGAGGATAAATTGAAGGAATATGAACAATAGTGAAATTGAGGTAGAATTAATACAGAGGTTTGGTCTTGAGAAGACTATTATCTTTTGTGAAATGGCAAGCGTTATGTATCAAATGATGCACGCTGATGTTATGAAGCGTCATTTTAAGGACGATGTATGTGATTATGACTTTGATGCTCAATGGTGGAATGACAAATATGTTGAACTTAAAAACAGAATGAATGGACCTGTTCGCTGAATATCCCAAGTCAATGAACCTTATAAGGGAATGGATGCTAAACAGAATGGATGAAACTGGCAAGGGAGTTCCTGAAGAGTTTGTAGAAGAGGTGAAGAAGAGAGTAGATACAATAATTGATGGGATGTTTAATAACAATCCCAGAGGTTTGTTTGATATATTCGATGCTCACAATATCTACATCATCATTAAGAAATATGAGAAGCCTGACAAAACTCCAGGATTCAGATATACAATTCTTCCAAGGGATGTGGGGAAAGGTCATGGAAGTTCTGATTCAAGGAAAGAGACAGAGAAAATGGCTATAATGGATGCGATTAAATTGTTAGAAGAGAAATTATGAATGCTACCAGTGAGAAAGCCTCTAATGCATTTAGAAAGAGGCAAAATATTAATTTAGGGAATACATCAGTAAGAGTAGTGGATGGGGAATCCTATATGTATCTGTTTGGTAATCTTATAGCTAAGACAGAAGGAGGAAGGACATTGATTTATCATTGTAATTGGAGAACTAATACTACAAGAGATAGATTAAGTGCCTTCATTACTCTCAGGAGGAGTAAAGGGGAATTTATTGTAAATGAGAGGTTTATATGGGAAGATGGTTGGCTTGACGTTAATGATTGTAATTAAATAATTTTTTCATAAATTGTTGAAAAACATAGGAAAAGAAGGGACAATAGCATATCTTTATTGTCCTTTCTTTTTATTTTTTGAACTAAAAATTACAATATGAGCAGGACAACTTTTGAGATTCCCCAAGCAAAACATCCGTTTATAGGACTTGGGACAGGAATCATAATTACAGAGAACGGAAGAGAAGAACCCCGAATTATTATCAAATTTCCCCTACACAACATTGAAATCGTGGCTGCAAGAGGTGAAGAAGCAAAGGCTATGGTGAATAAGCTGAACACTGATGAAAGCAGTACGGAAGACAAGACTGAATTTGTAAAGACACTCGCTTGTGAGATTGTAGGAATTCCTTATCTGAAGATTAACTCTGGAAGAAGGGATGCAAGGGCTGTATTTGCAAGATGGCTTGTGTGGGATTATCAGAGAAAGGTGTTAAAGCTTTCTCTTGAGGCTTGTGGTGAGACATTTGATCTTGATCATGCTACTGTTATATATGGAATGAAGCAACTCTCAGGAGAGAATCTAAGGTATCTTACAGGCTGGAGGGCATATGCCTATAATAAATTCTGGGAAGCTGTCAATTCACAGGAACAACTTAAGGCTTAATATTTTAAACATTATTGTGAGCTCTGAAATACTTCAGGGCTTTATTTGTCATTAATATAACTCAATATGGGAAAGAAGAAATCAACCGAAGAAGAAGGTAAGAGCAAATTTGAGCTTGCTCTTGAGAAGCTTGATAAAGCCTATGGAAAAGGTACTGTAATATCATTGGATTCAAAAGTGAAAGGTGAATACGATGTTATAAGTACGGGATCAATAGGATTTGATTGGATAACTCTGGGAGTGGGAGGATTTGTAAAGGGAAGGATGTATGAATTAATGGGCTGGGAAGGAGTAGGGAAGAGTACCATTTGTGGGCATGCTGTTGCCGAATGTCAGAAGAAAGGATGGAAGGCCCTTTATATTGATGGAGAGAATGCTGTAGATAAGAATTATTTCAGGGCTCTTGGAATAGACACGGAGAAGATGTTAATCAGTCAGCCTAATTCAGGAGAAGAGGGATTCACAATAGCAATAGAAATGATTGGTAGTGGAGAAGTGGATCTTGTAATAATTGATTCTGATAGTTCATTGATTCCTAAGAAAGTAGTGGATGGTGAAATGGGAGATAGTGCCATTGGCAAAAAAGCAATGTTGAATAGCAATGCCTATCCTAAGATTAAGGCAGCTCTTGTACATAACAAAGTATGTGTGATTGTCATTTCTCAATATAGGGAGAAGATTGGAGTGATGTATGGCAATCCAACCACAACTCAGGGAGGTCATGCATTAAAGTTCTATTCTGATTGTAGGATAGAGATAACAAGGAGTTTGGCTAAGAATGGAGATATTACCTATGGAAATATAACAAAGGTAAAAGCAATAAAGAATAAACTTGCTTCTCCTTACAGGGTATCAAGCTTTGATATTGTATATGGGAAGGGAATTGATAAGGTGGAAGAGATATTACAGCTTGGGATGGATTTGAAGGTGATAGAGAAATCTGGTCCCTGGTATAGTTTTAATGGAGAAAATGTAGGACAAGGAAAAGAGGGAGTGAGGAAGCACCTTGAATCTGATGAAGAGTTCAATATTGCTCTCAAGAGAGCGATAATCAACACAATCAAAGAGACAAACCCTTCCATTGAAGAATCTGTGAATGAAGACGTGTAGCGTAGAAGGTTGTAGTAATCCTGTGTGGAGCAAGGGAGCATGTAAATATCATGCTCCTAAGCCCACCAGAAGCCTCAGGAAGAAGAAACAATCTTCTTCTAAGGAAGACATCAATCAAATGAGAGAGTTCTTTATGGACATCTGGAGAAAGCGTAGACACTATTCAGAAGTATCTGATACCTATCTAGGAAAAGAACCATTATCAATCTACTTTCATCATATTCTCCCTAAAGAGAAATTCAAACAGGCACAATATGACGAAGCTAATATTATCCTCCTTACATTGGATGAACATTCAAATTGTGAATCGGATATGTACAGGTATGATGAAATTAATAAAAGACGAGAAAGTCTTTTAGAGAAATATTCTCCCTAAATAAGAATAAGCGGAAAAGTATTAAAAATCCTCTGAAACTCTTGTGACTCTAAGGCTATCTCAGATTTTACCTACTTCTAATTTTAGAAGTTTAAAGCCCTTAAAACTTCTAATTTTAGAAGTTCAAAAAGATATAATTGCTAAAAATAGAAGTTTTAATTAAAATTTGTTATATTTGTCTAAAATTAGAAGTATGATAGGTGTTAGTAAACTAAAGAAGAATACAAAACTTGATTTATCTAAGTTTGTAGATAAAGACACAGAGAAACCCTTATTAGATGAGTTTGATAAGTCTAAAGATTTAACTATCACTGTACAGGAAGGCACAGAGATGTCTACAATATCGTATTCAGATTATTCTGTTATATCCACGGAAGCTATTGTGATGCTCAGCCGTATATTGAACAACTCTGATCTTGCCAATGTGATTAAAATGTCAATTACAGTAAAAACTCCTCTAAGCATATTATATAATAATGAGGTTCCTCATACAAATTACACTCTACAGAAGTATCTTGAGATAAAGTCAGAATCTATGTTCATAGGTTTAATTAAAAGACTCATGAAGGTTGGGGTATTATATCAAATAAAGGGGCTTATACATAAAGAACTCAGGGTTATTTATATAATTAATCCTTACATTTGCAGGAAGAGAAGGGTGTTTGAGAATAAAATCCTTGAAATATTTGAAGAGTTTAAATCTGAGTTATATAAATCTATAGAATAAACTATCATGAAAATTACAATCAACACAGACCAAAAGACTATTGAGCTTGAAGAAGACGTAAACCTTCTTGAACTAACAGAGCTTCTTGAAGCTGCCTTTGAAGAAGAATGGGGGGAATACAGGATTATAGCAAGGAAAGAAATAAGCTACGTTCCTTATTATCCGTATAATCCTTGTCCTTGTCCTCCTACACCTCTTGTTCCTTATTATACCACTACTACAGGAGATACCAAATGAAGAAAATAGGAATTGTCATCCTTTGTACGAATGCATATTTTGTGCTTGGAATCAGGCTAGTAAAGAGGTTTATGCATTTCTACAAAGGAAATGAAGAAATAATCTTCTATCTCTTTACAGACATTGATCCAAAGGATTATCTTCCTGATAATATCAAATACGAATACATTCATACTACCAACAAGAGCTGGACAGAGGGTACAAACCTAAAGTTTGTCTCCATTCTCTCTCTTGAGAACATGGATGTAGATTTTCTGTTCTATTTTGATGCTGACACTAATGTTGATAAAGACTTTACGGAAGAATGGTTCTTAGGAAACTCTGTAGCAGGACAGCATTATGGTGATCAGGGGTGGATGAAAGAGAAAAAGGGATTTGATAGAAATCCACGTAGCAAGGCTTATGTTCCTCTTGATACCAAGCTCCCACAAATGTACTATTATGGAGCTTTTTGGGGAGGGACAAAAGAATGGACATTAAACTTCTGTAAACTAATGCTTGAATGGCAAAAGGCTGACAAGGAATGGGGATACGAACCTGGTGTTAATGATGAATCGTATTCCAACTGTTATTTTCACTTTAACCCCCCAGAGAAAGTTGTTCTATGCACCAATTTCAAGTTCCTTATTTCTGATAAAGGTGGAATAGGAGAAACTAGAAGAATAAATTTAGATGTAGAAAAAATAAAAGAAGATCTTAGAAATAAGAAGAATGAGCTAATAAATATAAATAACGGAAAAGTAATATGAACTATTCAAGTTTTATAACTACAGATATCCCAGATGAACTAAGTATATGTTATAGCAATTTATATATAATAGATGGAAAATTAACCTACCTATCATCTTCTCCTGTAAATCTTCCTTATGTTAATAAATGGACAAATACTTATAGCTGGATTCCAGAAATAAAAATAGTTAAAGAAAACTATCTTGAAGGAAAAGAAATAGAGGAGCTAGAACTTTCTACCTTCTCTGATATAATGTGGATAAGTAATATAGGACATGCTTTATTTGATTGTCTCTACCCTATATATCTTGCTCTTGTAAAATTTGGATATGGAAAAGAAAAGTTTAACATTATAGTTAATAAGTGGGATAATTGGAGAGAGAAAGCAACACAAGTAATGGAGCTATTTTGTGGAGGAAAGATAATAGAACTACAAAATACTAAAGATAAAATATTTCATATTAAAAAGCTTATAGCAGGTACAGGAAGAACAGGGAATAGAGTAATAAGAGAAGATTATACTTTATATGGAGCTAAATATAAGGGAGTAGAAGAATTTAAAAATAGAATGTTTTCTACCTTTGGTATAACAGATGTTAAAAACCCCTCTCCACATATCATAGTAATAGATAATAAAAGATTTTCCTACCAAGAGAAGGAGACAATGAACAAAGTTATTAAAAAACTTATAAGTGAAGGAATAGATATTTCCTATATATATTGGCAACATTATTCTTCTTTTAAAGAACAAATGCAAGAAGTTGCCAGAACAGATGTATATGTGAGTGCTCCTGGAAATGCAATAATGTATGTTCCCTTTCTTAAAAAGGGGTCGGTAATAATTAATCTAGGATGGATGGAACATACACAAACTAATACTATAAGACCCAATCTTATTATATCTAATGCGACTAAGCCAGATTATATACTGCCGGGATTTATGGAACAATCAGTATGTTCTTGTGTGCCAGAGGTGAGTACTATATATTATGACAGATATAAATATAACAATATTGAAGAGCAACCTCTTATAGACATAATAAGACGTGCGTATATATTGATAAATGAAAAAATCATTCTTGATAACAACCACAATATAGATGCCCAGATATTTATTGAGTACTGTAAAAGAGTATCAAATGGTAGACAGATTGCAGATCATCTTACAGGAATAGCTTTTTTCATCGAATTGTTTGTGAATGAACACCCTAGTGCTGTAGATAGATCATTTGTAGATAAGGAATTATTGAGGAAGATAAAGGATGAGTTTAATTATGACAGGAAATACGAAATAGTAATATGAATGAATCAATAATAAGAGATGATATTGTTCATGGAATACACTTAAGATTTGAAGACTTAAAAGAGTCAGGTACAGTAGCATTTGTATTCGGAGAACTTAAGAATGATTACTATGGACTTGAAAGAATATCTCTCTCTGAAAAAGATACTGTAATTGATGTTGGTGCTAATGTGGGTATGTTTTCAATTTATATAAGAAAGAAGTTTGGATGTAGAGTTATAGCTTTTGAACCAGTACCTTTGAATATATACCATTTTAAAAGAAATGTCCTATTAAACAATCTCACAGACAATGATATTGAAATACATCAAACAGCAATAACATCACAGGACGAAAATATAATAAAAATAGGCACACCTTTCTATAATACAGGAGGGTCTTCGGCATTTCATATCAGCAACAGTACCGAATGTCATACTGAGATTCTTCATAAGTATATTGATTCTACTTGTAGGTATCTAAAAATAGATTGTGAAGGTTGTGAGTATGAGATAATTCCATCTATAATAAATGAAATTAATCGTTTTGATTATATAGGAATTGAATATCATAAATATACAAAATCTCAAGATCCTCATTTACTTCACAATCTCTTGAGAAAGTCTTTTAATGGCATTATTTTCTATAAAGAATTCGGTAGCTAATTAGTTAAATCTCTCCTTCTTGTAGAAGAACCTCCTCTTCTCCTCATCTTATCACTTTCACGCATAAAGTTCCCTTTCACATTAGGATTGGGAACTTTAGGTGCTTTCTTCTTAGTTACGTCTTTCATTTCTTTCTGTTTCTAGCCATTTTCTTGAATGTTAAGGCAAGAGCTCTGGCTTTTCCTGTACATCCTGGTTTAGAAATGGGTGTACATTTGCCTTCTGTACCACGTCTCTTGATAGATGCAGTGGCTTTCTGAATCCATTTCTTAGCCATGATTATTTCTTTTTAACCTTGCCTCCACAAGACATACATCCTCCTTTTTTCATAGAAGGTTTAGAAGCCTCCTTAATGTAAGAAGGCTTCTTTGTACTCTTCGTTTTCATTTCTTCTTAGGAGCAAAAGGAGTATTAGGCTTTTGAGCCTTTTTCACTTGTGTCTTTGTCATGCTCTTGTTTCCAAGAGGCTTGCTCTTTGTTTTCCCTGCAAAAGGACTATTGTTCTTGTCCATAATATTTATTTTTTAATTTTCATTTTAGGAGCTTCCTCTTCAGTCACCTCCTTAATTACACCTTTCTCTACATATTCAGCCATAATACCTTCTATGACATCATTAGCCCTGTCTGCAAGCAGGATTTGAGCTGCCTGTTCAGTGTTCAGGATACTTCTTATTGTATTCAATAAGAACCCAAAGTCCCTTCCAGATATTGTAATCTGGTCTTCATTACTCCAAGAATATTTCTTGGATCTGTCATACTTCGCCATAATTGTTGATTTTAATATTAAATGTTATTGTTGAATTTTTCTTCATGCTCTTACCCATTTCAATTCTTATGTTGAACATATTATTCAGCTTGAGAATCTCTTGTAGCAAATTGTTAAAGTAGATGGGTGTAGAGGGAGCAACCCTGAACTGTAGATGGAAAGGTGTCTTCATAATATCTACGTGCGACAACTCATCCACTGATGAAATGACCCCTAGCATTTGCTGGAGGAACACTTCATCATTGTCAGAACTTATTTCAGGAAAACCCCTTCGTTGTACTTCCATTAAGATAGAGTTAACAGGTATTTTGTTTTTGCCGAAGTGCCTGAGAAATCATCTGCTAAATTGCATATATCATGGTAACCGTTCATCTCTCCATAACTCTTGAGTTGAGAAGCCCATAACATCATCTCTGCAACTACAGCATTAGCTGATGTAGATGTAAGAGGTTCAAGCTTAAAGGGTGCAGGCTTCCTACCTGTATAACCCATTAACTTTTCAAGCAGTCCGTCTTTAAAATCATGGACATAGTCATATAGTCCACCTGTAGCCATATGTTCAGCATAACCACTTGTCTGCCAATGTATCAAATGAAGCTGTACTTCAAAATAAGTTAACTTACTTGCAATACTTTCTAATGTCATTGCCTCTTGAGAGCTATTAAGCATCTCTGATGGGAATA